GTTTCCCAGTCACGATCGCTTGCTTAACAAACTCTTCTCCAATAGTGGCCCCAGCAGGAACTCCAAAAGGACCTCCTGCCATGCCCCCAAGAATACCACCACCAACGCTACCAGCTACCCTAATTCCAGTAGCAGCTATGTCCTTTCTTGACTCAATGTCTTGAGTAGATTGAGGAGGGAGCAGTCTTTGCATCCCCGGAGATCCAAAAAGACCAACAGTATTGCGTACTAGATTGCTAGTCCCATTAACCATGCGATCAAGCAAACTAACCTCGTCTTCTGGTAATGCAGGTAAGTCTGCTACGCGAGTAGCTTGCTGTGGCTGAGAAGCCATAGCCATAGCTCTGGCTCTAGCCTTAGCTCTCGCCATGGCTATGGCAACATTCACATCCTGAGATTGATTTAAATCTGCCATACTTGCCTATTACTCTGGGTATAACTGCTCTGCTAAATCATTAAGTTCTTCTTCTGTATAGTCACTTCCATCTGGCTTTTTAGATTTAGCCATTTCTTCTATAAAGAAACCTCTTTCTGAGTTAGCAGACTCAGCCAGTCCCGCCATTCGTCGCATGTTTTTATACATGTTATCGGGGTTTTTTGTTCCCTCTACAACTCTGGTATTTATTGCCATTTTTTGTTGAACATAATTTCGCATGATCTGAGCCATTCTTCTTGAGGTAACAGACTTGTCACCTACAACGATCTTTTTAAGATCTGCTTGCTCATCCTCCCTAACAGTCATGCCGCTATCTGCTCTCATCACTTCCTGCAGGACCATATTAGCCTGTTGCATTATTTGTTCATTATCGGCAGCAGACAACGCTCCGGCAGCTATTAATTGGGCTATTGATTGCTCAGGAAGTTTATCTAGTCTATTGGCAACAGCCTCTACTTCCCCAGCAACCGCATAAGATCTTACTACGCGAGTAGCCAACTCTGCTGGCATTTGACCTAAGAAACTTGGCCTTCCGCTTTGTGGCTTAGGAGGCGTAAGTGCGCTATAAGGAGCAGTCTTAGCATAAATTACTTCCTCTTCTGGAGTTAGCTTCTCTCCATTCTTAATTTTAATAAGAACGCGCACTTCCTCTGGACTTCTTTCTTCCTTCTCTGAAGTCCCCCTAGGATTCCTTATCTCCTTGCGGATCTCAAACTGTTCACGCACTCCGCCCGGACCATAGAGCCTCTCATCCCTAGCCATTTCTCTTTGACCTTGGAGACGATTAGTCATGATGCTGCTTTCCTGCTTAGTAAGCGCATCAATCTCTCCTTGCTTAACCTTGGCCCTAGACTCAGCTATAGCCACCTCTTCAGGGTCAGGTTGCCCTAGCGTTTGAGCATATTGCGGAGCTGTCTTGCTAGCGACCCCTGCCCCAATAGCTGCTCCTTGAGTACCTGCATAATGCTTGCCCACAAGAATAGGCAGCAGCGCTAGCGCACTAGCCGCAAAAGCTTGTGTAGGACTAACTTCTTTATTCCGGCCTAGCGCTTGATTCAAAAGATCAGACAGCTCTTGCTGCTTAATTATCTTTTGGCTAGCAATCTTTTGCTCCATGTCTCCATAGAGGTCAGGCTGACTCGGATCTCTCATTAATTCTGGATTAGCCATAAATGTTCTGATTCGCTGATGCTAGACCTTGAGCATACGCACTGTAATTAGGACTTCCTCCACCACGAGATTGACGACGAGCAATATCAAGCATTCTCCTATTTAGCTGGTAATCCCTATCAGCTCCTTGCCTTTGCTGACCAAGCTTTAAGCTCTCGAAGAATGTTCCCATGCCGCCAGCTCTTTCACTAGCTCCCTGTTCGAGATTAAACTTACGTCTATCAAGCTCATCTGCCCTAGCCCCTTCCAGACTACGAGCATACTCACCTAACCTACGCTGCTTTTCATCGGCGTTACGAACAAAAATGTCCTGCTCTAAATTCTGCTGCTCTCCCATACGAGCCCGGTTCATATTCCGCTGAGCTGCCCCAGCAGCGGCTCCTCTCACTCCCCCTCTAGCCTGAGCCTTAGCTAGCTGTGCAAGGCCAGTCTGATACTGAGTATCAATACCACGCTGAGCCTGCTCACGTTGAGCCTGAAGCTCTGGAGAGCTGTACCCCTCAAGGCCAGCTTGATACCTGTTAATATAATCCTGAACAGCAGCGGGACGCTCTTCATTAACTCGGCCTAGACTCCCTTCAGCAAAAAAGCGATTAGCTAAGTCAGTAGCGGCTTGAGTGCCCGGACCCAGCAAATCCTGTAGCCTTACACTCTGGTCCTGCTCTGGAGTATTAGGAGTTTTAACCTTAGTCTTTTTCTTATTCTTATCTGCGGGTTTGTTTTTATTTTTCTGTGCCATAGCCATATCCTCAAGTCTTTATCCCTTTCTGTCTAGTTCCTCATATAGGTCAAATTCAAAAGAATCGCCCTACCAGTTCCAATACCCCACGTTGCTAGGTCATGACGGTTAATCTCAATAAAGTTCTGGTTATACTGGATTCTCCATAGCCCCTTCCTCTCTGTGCCATCAAGGATACTACAAGCTCCACCCTGCCCTTCTGACAAGATAGTACCTACTGCATCCGTTGGCCCCCATCCTGCAAAGGGGAGAGTTAGCCTAACCACAAAAGCACCAGCCCCAGAGGTTGTCCCTAACACACTGACACTAATAATAACCATCTGGCCTATCACGCAGTATCTAGCGTGATAGACATCAGTAATCGTGTAAACTACGGAACCAGAGGTATTAACTGACTCTAGGTTATAGTTCTCAAATCCAAACTCTGTATCACTTAAGTAAGCTTTCCTTCTTAGCTCTGCGCTAAGGTTAGACAGGGAAGCCTTAGAGCCTCTACCAAGTACAGATCTAATTTTGCTCATTTAGCCAAATCATCCTCATCGTAAGAAGGGGTTACGACAAGCTCAATGCCAGAAACAAACGGACATTCCCCATATCCGGAAGCAGTGAAGAGGAACTGAATAGCCCTAGACTTAAGACTCCTTAGCTTATTAGTACTTTCAAAATCAGTGCTACCGTTAAAAACAAAGCTAGGAGATACACCGTCATTGACAGACTCATAGAAGTTTCTAAAAACCTGACAGCTAAGGGTGAATGCAGTTTTTTGCTCATATGTGCTAGGCAAAGAGAATACTCGAATTTCCAAGAACTGTTTATTAGAACTTGGCCGCTCAAGATGCTCCCACGCCGTTCTCCAAGAAAAGTTAATAGGCTGATGGTTAAAGGAATATTTTAAGGACTCTGTTGTAACTGCGGAAATACGACGGAACACATTCCCCGCATTAACCGCTCTGCTCCCAGTGCCGTAGGACTTGCTGAGGTGATACGCAACGTCTCCATAAATAGCCATGCCGCCAGAAGGCTCCATAGAGGCAGGTAGGCTGCGAGAGAACCAAGAGTTGTAGTTCTTATAGTCCAGAGAGTAATGTATTTGATTAGCCAATGACGCATCACTGGTAAACCCAGAAAGTGATGGAACATATAAGTCGTATGCCTCCATCGTGTAATCGTTGGCAGCAATTGCTTGGCTAAAATTTACATTCAAGTTGTTCAGGAATAGAGGGGATATGGCTCCACCAATGATAGGAGAGATAACTCCATCCTTAATCTCTACTAGACCAAGCTTGCCTAGCCCAATGATGTTGCCATTAACTTTACGAATAGAAGCATGGCTGGCTATTCCGTAATCTCCCTCTGCTCCAGTTCTAATAGAGAAAGCTCCGTCTTCAACGTAGCCTGTAATATCGTAGTATGCGTTTTGTTTTAGGACAGCTAGCCTATCATCGTTATCACTAGCCAAAGCTGTAATGCCGCCATTACCAGAGCTAGGCACATCAAAATAATTACTCTCAAGAGGAATACTCTCTTGGTTTAATGAAGAATAAATTCCCACCGTATTTGGCTGAGCATCTATGCCAGACAATACCCTGACTCCCTGATGCACTACAGCAAATCTTGCTTTTACAGGAGGGTTTGCTTCTAGTCCCAGTTCATTGTCAATAAGCTGCTCACCAAGAGCAGTATCAGCAGTATTATCTGGATATGGGCTTCCAATGACATATCCACGAGAATTAGTGGTATAGTAAGCATTTGGGATCTCCCCTTGAAGATAAAATAAATTACCTCCAGCCCTATTCCTCCAGATCTTGATATAAAACCCAGAGCTGAAAATCTGATTAGAATCTACGTCAACAGAGTCACCATCAATCGTGATGGTAGTGTCGGTGACAGCAGTCACATTTCGACTATCAAATAGCCGCTTCTTGTTATTAAGGAAAAATACTTTGTCTCCTACGCGAACACGGTTAGGAGTTGAAGCATTAGTAGAAGAGAGAACCGTGATGGTATTTACACCAGCCTGAATTCCGTTAGTTACTGCTCCATCAAAGCGCATACCTACGTAAGGGCTTCTATAGATAATATCGCCGTTGTTAACATTAACAGCAGCGCCACTAATGGTGAACGTGGTTCCCGTAGTTGCTGTTACAGTTCTAATCGCTAATGAAGTTGTTAAGCTATCATAGAAAATAACAACGTCCGAAGTTTCTATCTTATGAGAAGTATTAATGGTGATAACAGTAACGCCTACCTGATTGCCGTTAACAGTAGCTACCGTTTCTGAATCTGCAATTTGAGCACTAGGGACAAATATCTCTTGCTGCTGAGCTGTGAGAGTAACCTGTAACGGGACATCGCTGACCTGTCCCTCTACGATATTTCCTTTAGTGTCTTCATAGACGTACTGGTATTTCCACTTATAAATACCAGTGAGAGCGCCAGCAGACGCAGACCCAGCCTGAACCGTAGCAGCATAGGGAGCTCCCTCTCTATAGACGGCAGTTCCATCATACTTATGCGGATACCCTTGATGCGAGAAGTCAGAATAGCCAACTCCTGTAGAATAAATGTAACAAACATTATTCGCATTCAAGAAACATGGATGCGTCCATCCAGCCGCAGTTCTTGTATTCCAAAGCGCAATAAATGGGGCCTGAAAGTAAGATAGAGCATCGCTTACCTGTGGAATGGCTTCCCAGTAGTAGAAGGTTAAATCAATGCTAGTAGCTGATGTTGTGTATGCATCGTTAATAGCAATTCCAGCAGCAGGAGCCGCCATAGGGCCAATGACCTGATTGTCCTGTACGTTTACAGTCCCATATCCGGAGTTAAAGGTCAGCGTAGTTGCTGTTGTTGCTGTCACCCTGCGAGGAGTAATTTTGCCAGTAGCATAATCCCAGAATGTCATTACATCGTTGATGGCATAGTTATGCCCAGCATCAACTGTAATCACAGACACTCCTGTCTGCGTACCATTGACCCTAGCAAACTTAATCCCAGCAGGAAGAGAGCAAACAAGAGTTGCATTGGCATCAATGGCAGCTCTTAGGTCTTCAACTGAAAAAGGTAGGTTCTCAAAGCCAGTACCTAAATCAATGTAAGGGTTGCCTGAGAAAGTATATGGAGTTGAAGTAGAGTTAATTACTATCCGGAAAGTCGCAGTAGAACTATTCGCCCTAACGGTATGATTAAGATTCGTGCCATTAGAGATGGTTAGCGTTTGGCTCTTAAGTTTCCACAGATGGTCGTTAATAGCCAGCAACTCTTCTTGAGTAGCTCCAGTGCTGTTGTTTGTATACGTGTAAGTATGAAGGCCAAGAAAGCCTCCAGCCTGAGCCACTATCTGGTATCCGGGTATACCCTTTAAAGACTTACCTTCTCCAAACTGATAGTTGGTTAGAGTTTTGGCAAAGTTAGTCTCTTTAGTCAGATCTGTAGACCGAAGATCTTCACCAAGAAAGTTCTCAAAGTATCTGCGGAATATACGGTTGGTCATGGTTTACCACCACTCGTATCGGTTGAACTGAGGAATCCTCTGAAGTTCTCCTGTTTGTGATGCAATGGATTTTAGTATTTGCTTACGTAATGCCGCAAGCTTCTCACTCTGCATAGCTGTATCATTAGAGCTGTCTTTATGCAGCATCATCTCAGCAGCGTAATGTATTAAATACATCTCACAAGAATCTGGTAACTGACTGTGAGTAGTTCTCCACTTGCCAAAGGTAATGAAGTCCCCTGCTACAATCGTGTCTCCAGCTAGCGCAAAGACAAACCCAGCCGCAGGAGTAAGCACGTTAGTACCTGTATCGTAGTTGCCTACAGGGATATTATAAGCTTTGCGAACTCCATCCTTATCCACAATACAAACGTAGTCTATTGTGGATAGGTTTGGATTACTCGATTCATCAGCATCACTAGCAACAGTTAGGCTAGTAAAGGTAGTGGAGGTTAGACCAGAAACAGACTGGACTGTGCCTCTACGCTTGTCCAAGTCGTCACATGTACGCTCGTACATGACTCGTAGCGTTCCAGCAGATGTCGAAGGAATAGGAGTCAGGAATATCTGGCCACCCCGGCGATAGTACCCAACAGGATAATTAGAAGAGTTCGTGTCTTGATTAAAGGTAGAAACCTTATCAAGCACAACGTAATCACCTAAATTGCCTGTAGCAGAGAACTCTACTTGGTCTATCTGCTTATTTAAAAGCACTCTATCAGGAATAGTATATGCTTGCTGTCCAGCAACAAGAGAGATGATGTTCTCAGTGTTAAAGATTACATCAATATTCTTGATGCTAGAAATTAACCCTTGCAGCTCATCCTGAGCGTCATTCATGTACTGAATTACTTCATCGTCAGTAATAGCAAGCGTCGCATTGGTATTGGCTTCATTCTTACCAATTCTACGAGCCTCTGTGATGAGATAATCAATACGGCGCATTAGTAGCTACCCATCTTCTTTTTAAGCATGGAAGACATAAGACTCATTTTCTTTTTCTTAGACTCTCCGCCATCGCCTTGAGATTTACCCTGTTCGTCAACCTTTGCTGTGGCATTAAATCCCTTAAGAGGGGCAGATGCTTGGCCACCATCATCATAAGCCTCATCCT